TCAGATCGGCCAGCTTCAGTGCCATGCGCAGGCTGATCTCGCGTAGTTTGGCATGGTTGGCTTGCATGAACTCAACAATCTCTTCACCTTGCTCGGGCGTGAAGTCATAGTCCTTGAACAAGTCACCTTTGCGGAAGATCTGGCGGATGCGCAGGATCTTGTCGCGGGTGGTGTCCAGGGTAAGGTCCAGGAAGTGACAGCGACTCTGCAAGGCTTCCAAATGGTCCTGCAGTTTCTTGGATTTAAGGTGATCAAACTTCAAGTTGGTGATGAAGATCACAGAACCTTTGAAGTCAAACTGATCGGGCACACCTTCACGGCGCAACATCGATGAGTCAGCGTTCCAGTGGATGCGGCGCTTCTTGCCTGAATCCAGGGCTGCCTTGAGGATGTTCAAGGCCACGTCGTCCAGCAAGATCGAGTCACAGTCGTCAAACACCAAGACATTCTTGGGGTCACTGTGTTTATAAAGTGTGCAGTAGAGACCGATCGGCGTCATGGCACCCTTGACTACTTCGTACTTGATCTTCTTACCAGAGATCTGATCGAACATGCCAGCCTTTTCCAGCTGGTACTCCACGCCGTAGCTCTTACCGACACCAGGAGGACCTACCACGATCATGGCGCGGATGTCGCCTTGGATGGCCGCTTTGGTCATGTCGTCCAGTATCGAGAAGCGTTTCTCGATGCGATCCATGACTTCCTCGTCGGTCTCTTCGGGCTTCTTGAACTCTAATACCTTGTCTTGCTTGGTCACTCTGCGGTCTCCTGTGATCTCGATATCTTCGATTGAGTCTACGCGGATGCGGATCTGATCCGGCATGCCTGGAAAATTACCTTCGTTGGCTACCATGACGTTGCCGCCCCTGGCATCTGTTTGGAAATCGCGTACCAGTGTAAACTTCATGCCCGATACGTCTTGTTTTCGATACTCACCGTTGCGGATTAGGACTTGGGTCATTTGCTAGGCTCCTATATGTGTTATTGTCCTATTATTATACGAAAATGGGATTTATTGGTCAACCACCCCTAAAACACGTGGTTAGCAGGCACTAACCAGCTAGATTTTTGGACCCGGACTTAGGATTTACTGTGGCTTTTTTACCACTACCCAGGATCACTGCCGGGGGCGGAGTGAGCTATCATAATGAGTATTTTAGATTAATGGGGATTAGTGGTCAATAAAAACCCTGCTCATGAGCAGGGTTTTGACAAAATCAAGTACCGCTTGGTGGTGGGGGCGGTTCCAAGCTGGCCAGGACATTGATAGTGGCAGAAAATGTCGACCCGGGCATTATTGTCCAATACCATTGACCTGTCAATTCTGTATCGTTATCGCGAGATACTAAAATTCCATCAATCGTTTCGTTGCTCAATGGATCTGCGTATATTACACCGCCTTGATCAAAAGAGTAAAATCCGTTAAACACTCCTTGATTATCAGCAGAATTGACCAAATAATCAGCCACTGTTTCAGTCAACAGCAGTGGACTACCATCTACAGATATCTCCAGAGCTATAGTTCCCGAAAATGCAGTATCCCGGGTCCACGAAAACAAAGTATTATCACATCGAAAATCTAGATTTGGTAAAACCGGGAGAGGTTGGTTACTGGTTTCTACAGGACCAGTAAATACTATTTGTCCATCTATTTTGGCCGTAATAGTTGTAGGCAAAGATCCATATCCTTGTCCAGTTTGTTTAAAAGTACGTGTGCTCATTGGGTTCTCCAGTTTGCTTTATTTATCATATCAATCGATAAAATCAACTTACACAGATAAAATCTGAAAAAATCATTTTATACCCATATAAATATAACCATGGAAACCATCGTACTCGCCACCGGCGGCTTTGACCCCATACACTCTGGACATATCGCCTATCTCTCTGCTTCACTCACCCTGGGCGATCGTTTGATAGTAGGGGTAAATTCAGATGCATGGTTGATGCGTAAAAAAGGACAGGCGTTTATGCCTTGGTTCGAACGTGCCACAATTGTCGGCAACTTGCGCATGGTTGACGACGTCATTGAGTTTGATGATCGGGATGGGTCCGCAAAACACGCTATTAAAGTCGTTAGGGATCGTTATCCAGACGCACGCATTGTTTTTGCCAATGGCGGAGACCGCACACAGGCAAACATCCCCGAAATGGATATCCAGGATTCAAATTTAGAATTCCAATTTGGTGTAGGCGGCACAGACAAAACCAACTCTAGCTCATGGATACTAGAGGAATGGAAAGCCCACAAGATACACAGACCGTGGGGATATTATCGCGTGCTCTACGAGCAGAGTCCCAGAACCAAAGTCAAAGAGTTGGTCGTTGATCCCGGAAAAAAGTTAAGCATGCAGAGACATCAGCATCGTTCCGAACTATGGTTTGTGGCTGCTGGTACCGCTACGGTTTTCACACTAGATGAGGATGGCGAATCTACTTTTTTAGCAGAGTGTCAAGAGCACCAAAATCTTATGATATTCCGAGATCGCTGGCATCAATTGGTAAACTTAACCGATCAGCCGCTGAAGATCGTAGAGATACAATATGGTGATTACTGCAATGAACCAGACATAGAAAGAAAACAACATGCCGTTTAGCTCAGGGATAGGTAAAGAAGAAACAGCTAAATGGTTCATTGAGAATCAGGACTCGATTAAACGAGTATTGGATGTCGGTTGTGGAGCCGGTGCCTACGCCAAGATCATCAAATTACAAAAAAAGATTTGTATCGCCGCAGAGTGGGTTGCAATCGAAGCATGGGAACCGTATCTTGAAAAATTTGAATTAAATAAATTGTACGATCGCATCATCGTCGAAGATGCGAGAAAAATCAACTGGGCAACAATCGGCAACTTTGATGTAGCTGTAGCCGGTGATGTTCTAGAACATATGACCAAAGATGACGCTGTTGATTTGGTCGAACGAGCACTGGAAAACTGTCATACACTGATAATATCTATTCCTATCTGGGAATATCCCCAAGGTGCTGCACACGGCAACCCTTATGAAATCCACGTCAAAGAAGACTGGAGCCACGAAGAAGTACGAGAAACCTGGGGCAAATATATCAAGAAGTCGTTTGTGGGTTTCTATGAAAATGCCGATGGTAGTCTCCACAGCAAGCTCGGTATCTACTGGTTGTCAAAGTCATGACAAAATCTCGAGACTGGACCCGCCCGAGATCCTCTATCGCTCAAAGATATCAGGACAACGATTATGGTTATGTCATGCACGCTGGAATGTTATTTGTTGAATTCTTATCAGCGTCTAGGCTAAGCGTGACCGATCTTCGAGGCAAAAAAATACTGGATTACGGATGTGGTACCGGTCGTGTTGCTAGATTCTTGTCCTTGACCGGTGCTTACGTTGTTGGTTATGACCCAACCCCAGAGTGTATAACCGAGGGCCTGGTCTTTGAATCTCAAAAAGCTCCGCCAACGAGTTTGACTCCCAAATTATTAACTTCAGATTTCTCACAAGTAGATAAAAACTTTGATATCGTATTATGTATCAATGTGCTAGGACACTTGCCCAAGGAAGCACAAGATCAGGCCATCGATAATATGGTTAACTCTCTAAAAGAAGGAGGACAATGTTATCTATGGGTACACAAGCACACTCACCTTCCGTTAAAGGACCAAGAAATAATTAGGAATCAGAAGACTAATGCAGTAATCGTAAAAGGCATCAAACAAAATGGCCGGATCAATTATTACGAAAGATAGTCTTATCATATGAAAATATTGATATTGTATCCTGGAAAAATGCCAGCATCGCCGTCACAGATTGAATGCTTCAGCGATGTGTGGGTATATTATCTTACTAATGAAATCAAAAAGCACCTTACAGCAGATAGTCGGCCCATCCCCGGCAGATTAAGCGAAGGGGAACTTTTAAAATGGTTTGAAGACCTCAACACCGACGGCTATGATGCGATAATAGCGCTGGGTCTGAGATATTTCAGCACTGTGCCCAGAGAGGTCGGCGAAACATTGCTAAAAAAATTAAATCATCAGGGATTTCTCTGCCAGATACACGACGGTAGTAGATTAAACAACGACCCGGTTGATATCACTTTTACATTAAAAGATGATTCAAATCGATATCCTTTTGGCAGCGATGCTAATCGTTATGTACGTCATTGGAGTTACAATGAATATATCGGATGGGCCGCTGATCCCAACATCAATGTTCCTTCGCAGGATCCCAACAATCTACAAATTTTAGTAGATCATACTAACTATGGATCGAATCCCATCGATCACACAGAAAAAATACTAAAGGATATCAAGGATTTCATCGACAGTGGTGCTTGGCAATCGCAATGGAAATCCGTCACTGTGAGACGGTTTGATTCCGGTGGTGCAGTGGATGTTGATTTTGATAATATACACAACATTAAAAAATATGATCGGCGATCTATACCATTCACCGAAATCTGTCAGGAGCACGGAAAAGCCCATATCTTTTGCGTCACGCACCCAGAAAGTGTGGGATTAGTAGTTTTAGAAACTGCAATGGCTGGCGCACTATCAGTTGTTCCAGCAGGATTCGTGCCCAGAGATAGATTAGATACTGTTCGTGCAGTAGAATATCAAGAGTCAATCCCGTGGGCGGAAGTATTAGAAAAAATCGATCCTACAGAATCTCGTAGGGTGGCCATAGAAAATTCTTGGACCAATGTCTGTAAGCGCATAAGAGATGTCATTCGAATAAGACAGAACATAAGAGGTCTAGGAAGATGATTAATATCGTATGTCTCAAATGGGGGGACAAATACGGGCCAGAATATGTCAACCGTCTGTTTTATGCTGTAGAACGACATGTTACTCGAGAACACCGTTTTTGGTGTGTCACGGAAGATGACACCGGAATTGATTGGCGCATACGCAGATCTCCGTTGAAGATTGACCATGGCCTAGAAACTTGGTGGAACAAAATACAGCTTTTTTCTAACGACATATTGGTTCCACAAGGAGAGCAGATTTTTTACATTGACCTTGACACACTTATTGTTGATAACATTGACGATTTGCTCACTGATCAGATTCCCGAAATCGTCGTGTTGCGAGATTTCTATCACGGTATCGCTAAAACTGCTGGACTAGTAGGATCCGGGCTTATGAGCTGGAGACACGGACAATATCAACATATATGGGACCGGTTCATTAAGGATCCGCAATCCGCTATCATGAGCTGTAGGCCCCACGGTGATCAGCGCTGGATTGAGAGTTGTCTAGAATCTTGGTATTATTGGCAAGATCTCTTTCCCAACCGCGTAACTAGTTTTAAAGTGCATTGTAGAGAAGGAATACCGCCCAATGCCGGTGTAATCTGCTATCACGGACGTCCATCAATCCCCGAATCAATCACTTATCGTGGAAAAATCTGGCAGTGGGATATACACCCGCAACCCTGGGTTGCAGATCACTGGAGAGACGAATGAATCTTCCGTATCGTGTGCATTTTGTAGAACTTCCGGCGCGAGACATTTTTGGAATGGTAGGTCGTTGCGGTGGCGGTTATAATAGCCAGTGGACCGACTGGAGCTCAGAAGGCCGTCGCCGACGCGAACTCATTATGAAAGAATATGAAGAAGGTCTGGATGCCATCTGCGGACATTACCAAAAATTAGAATCCAGTATATTGCGAGAAGGTATAAGAAATCCAGTGATCATCACATGTGGCCCTCCGCGCCGACGAACATGGGAGCATTTACCCCCAGAGATGAGATCCTGGCCGCACGAAAAATTATTATTATTAGAAACCACCATGGGCGGCAGCCGATTACATGTATGCCAAAAACACGATATGAAAATCATGTGCATCGTAAACGACTGGACCGGTAGATTCCGCAATGATCCGGAAATACGCAATGAAACAGATGCTAGATCATGCTATCTAGACCAGCCACAAACTATAAAGTTTGACAACAATTTAGGGTTGATAGAAATGTTTAGTACCAACAAAGTTGGCTATCACCTAGGAGAAGAATGGAGCGAAGATCGATTAATGCCTTTGCGTGCTCCTCTTTGGATCAGCATACTCAACAAGTATGGCTATCGGATAGAAAAATTACCTAAGATAGTGTTAGATGTGCTAGTTGCTGCGGGAATCGATCAGGATGAAGCGGTTAATGTTCGCCCAACCAGGTAAGACTTTTGTCCAACCAAGGCAGTACTAAATCCCGTTGTCGTAGATACCCATGGCGATTGATGCTGGTCGCTGCCGATTCTGGTAACAATTTTTTGTCTATCAAGTTGTACCATCTAGTAGTACGAGGGTCCATTGGCTCGTGCTTGCTTTTGTAGACTGCTGCATGCAACCAAGGATCGTTGGCACGTTTGAGAAAATGTCCTTCTGCGCAATCAAACCCCGATACTGCTAACACATGGATGAGATTGACCATGGTCCAACTCCAATAGCAATAATCTCTTTGATCGTAAGCAAAATCTTTGTGTTCCATCGAGCACATCTGTGGAAGTACGATAATCAGCATGCCATTATCGTTCATCGATGACCACCAATTTTTTAATGTGGTGAATGGGTCTATTACATATTGGAAACTATCATGACACCAAAGTACATCAAAACGATGCTGACCCAAAATAGGTTGTTCCATGTCTTGTCGCTGATATCTTACATTGGGATATTTTTTAGCGACGTCGAGTTTTTTTAACTGGTCAATGGCCGTACATTTGATATTGAGAGGACGCTTTTCCTCGTCTCGAGTGGTTCTGGTAGCCCACCATTCTGTATCTAATCCTGCACCACACCCCATATCTGCTAATGTGGATATGCTCATCATGAAATCATCATATTCATACAGCAGATTCAAAGTCTCTAAGCTATGAACATGACTAGATTCTGGAGTAGTAAAAGGTTGATAGATAGTCGACATTGATTATACTTGTATATCTTCCATGCCAGCGGTGCGTAATCTCACGATATGACCCATCTGCCATTGTTTGGTATCGAGACCTTTCATGATACCCAGCCACTTGTTGCGTAATAATGCTACTTCGTTGATGATAGTCTCAAAATCAATAACTTCATCCTCGCCATCCACATACTTTTCAGCGTCGCGACTAGTAAGTTGTCTTGCATACGCTTCTAAATACTTTTGGAAGTGCTTGCGGCGTATCTTTCGTAGTTGGATATTGAGATAATTGAGGATCGCTTCAATTTCTTGTAACTGATTGAAGCGATGTTCTGTGATACCAGGCAACTCTTTGATATTGGTTTCAACATAGCCGCCGATCCTACATTCTTTTTTAGCTTCATCTAGCTCTCGTTCATAATGCTGGATGAAGTCAGGAATGCATCCTAGATTGGCGGTTACTCGGCTATACCACATAATTAGTAGGTATCGTCATAATCGTCTTCGTCTTCCTCGTCGAGATCTTCTTCTTCAAGGTCGTCTAGGTAACTCTGCAAAGCACGTTTAATATCGGGATCACCTTTGAAAGTATCGCGGATCTGCTCGGCATCATAATCGTTGTCGATCAAGACATTGACTAAAGTATCCGCAGCATCTTCGCGGTCGGGTGTGCTGATATAACGCTTGAGTTCTTGCCAAAGATCATGTGCTAAATTTACTGCCATTTTTATTCCTCCTCAGATTGGCCTTCGGATGTACTTACCTCAGACTTCTGATTAGAAAAATCTGCCATGACCTTGTCAAGGCAACCTTCCTCATTGCTTTCCCAACCTTTGCGGAAATATTTGATGATTTCGCCATCACTGGTGGTAAAGGCTAGACGATTACCATCCTTCTTGAGCAGGCCTTTTTTCTCGGCCAAGTCAGTGAGACCACTGTAGGGATTCATGCCAGTCTCATAAGGGATCTTGATCTGCACACCTTCGAAGGGTTTGGCATAGCGTGTTTTCATGACTTTACAAGCAGCCCGGATGCCCATGACATCAGAGATCTTGTTGCCATCTTCATCTTCTTTTAACTTCAACTTCTTCATGGCGACCACGATCGAACTTGCGTAAATGAATCCTTGACCGCCGGAGATCTTATCGTCGGGGTCAAACATGTCTTGGCTGGCATAAGTGTGATTTGTCACTACCATGCCCACGTTGTAGCTACCAAACATGTTGACGCAGTTACGCACCAATGCTGTCAGGGCCTTGGGCTTGCGACCCAGGTCGCCTTTCATCTCGCCTGCTTCAAACTGGTTGACATCTGTGGGAGTCAATAACATTCCCAAGGAGTCGATCACAAACAGGATTTTGGGACGATCCTCAGGGCTTAATGCTTTGTAATCGCTCATGAACGTAGCGATAGTCTTGGCCACGTCATCGATCATGGCCATGCTCAGTTTAAGGAGCTTGCTTTCGCTGGTATCTACACCCAGAGCTTTAAGCCAATCTTCGTCCAAGGCGTTTTCACTGTCGATCAGCACAACAAAGATTCCTTGTTCTTGTGCATTTTTCACGATGTTGCCGGAACAGATATAGGATTTACCTGCTCCCGACTCGCCCGCAAACACAGTGACTTTGCCCAGGGGAATACCTCGGTTGAAGTCTCCCGAAATAAGATAGTTAAGGGCATAGTTGCCTGTTGAGATCCAATCTGTGGGATCGTTGAAACCGATGCTAAGTCCATCGATTGACTTAGTGATTTCCTTACGGAATTTTGATACGTCAAATGGTTTTGCCATAGTATTTGCTTTCTAAAAATTTAATAACAACATTGGAAATTTTTTTGTGACCATCTTCTATTGGATGACCTTTTTCGAGTATAGATCCTTTGATTATTTTTTGATAAGGTTCTAATGAAATAAAATTGCTAAAATCTATATTTGATTCTAACATTTTAACTTTATTAAACTTATCAAGTATGCGGTCATCGTCCATGTTGATCATTTCAAGTTCATTATAACTTAAAATATTCTTAAATTCTTCCAACAAGATATCCGAATGTAAATTGTTTTCGTATGTGTCCATAAAAAAACAAGGAATGTTTTTTATTTTCGACAACGATTGCAATGAAATTATATTGCGAAGCATATCAGTGTAATTTTTGTAACCGTTAAAAAACAATTTAAAAGCGGGTTGAGAATCTGGTTGCATCGGTAAATGCTGATATATTCTCCCGGGTTTTTCTCCGTATGTGGACCCGGTTTCAAATCTAGTCCAGGATGTTAAAAACACTATCATCAGTTGGCACTCACCAGATACCATTCCATCAAATGCTTTTCTAAATATACGGTAATTACTTGATGCTGCCCGAGATTTGTCTATTAAATCAAAATTAAAATGTTGGGAAACTAGATTAGGCCATCCAAAATCACGATGGCCTAATCTTTCTTCTAAGGGCCAACAACTAGTCCAACTATCACCGCTGACCAATAGTGTAGTCATTATCCCTTGTTTTGACGTGCGCGGATCATCGCAAGGATGTCTTGCGCATTCTGCCCACCAGTAGCTGGTTTTGTCACTGGTGCGGTAGGTGCCGATGTATCATCCTCTTCATCAAAACTACTTGCTGCTGGTGTAGCTTTGGCTACAAGGGCGACCGGAGCCGGTGCGGCCTCCTCATCTACAACGGGCGCCGATGAAGATGAAGCAGATGGAGCCGCTACGCCGGCTGGTCGGAAGTATTGACCCCAACGATCGAGCGACTTCAGTGGGCTTCTTGGGCAGGAAGTCTGACAGGGTGAACAAACCATGTGCTGCCAATGCGGCTTGTTCGGCTTCGGTCAGTGCCGACTCTTTACGGCTCCATTTGGAGGTATTGTAGTCAGCATATCCGCCTTTGCTTGTTTTAGTGATACGGAAATCTAGACCGCGCAACAAGTCAGTTGGCAGTTCTTCCAGTTCCGGATCCATCAAGGCCGATTTGATCAAGGTAAAGATCTGGGGACCAATGATGAAACAATGATGAAACGACGGATGGGATTCTCAGGTGTCTTGTCTTCGGCGAGAGGATTCTCGCGGACGAAACCTTGCATGATATAGCTACGTTTCTTCCAGTATTTGCGACCCATGTCTTCCAAAGACTTATCTTTGAACCAGGTACGCACTTCTGCCAGGATTGGGCAGGCTTCTCCCCACATTTCCA